TGTGGGACATTGCTAAATCATGCTCCGCGCCTCTTCGAGCAACTCGGGAGACACCTGAATTTTGGAGGCGGTGGGAACGTAAAACGTTCCGCGCGCATTCGTGTTTTTATTGGAACCGAGCTCCACCGCAAAATTGCCGGCGCCGTTCAGCGCGAACATCGTGTTGATGGACTTGCCGACGTTGACCGCCGTTCGCTTGAAATTGAGCATCGCGATACCGCCGTCATCAGGGATATACACGATATAGGAATAAAAGAAATTACAGGGCGGCGCTTGCCGGCGGCCGTCCGGGCCGTCCGACCATTGGGACATGGGGCAAGTCGCGCAAACTCCGCCGGGCACTCCCACGCCGACAACGGAATCTTCAGAACGGCACAGGACCCCGCGGTCTTCGTTGCGAAGCTCGCGCTTGCGCGCGTACATGAGCGGAATAATCGTGAGGCGGTCCTTTACGACCGACTGAGAAATCCACTGCCCCGGACGAGCGCCGCCCGATTGCACCTCGGCCGTTAAACCTTGCGCCAGCCGCAGGAGCGGAAACGCAATATCGGAGCTGTCAAGGCCGGCTGTGTGGTACGAGGCAATTCCGGCCATTTCATGGGTGCCCTCGTCGAGGACGACCATTGCGGCCGCCGGAACGTCATCAGGACCGGCATCAAACGGCTGTGCATCGGTTGGAAAAGTCACCTCGATTTTGCCGAAGTCGT